TCACATCCACATAATTTGCTGCCCTGACGGCAACGGGTGCGGCCTTACGGCGTGGACTTCTCCCGGCTTCACGATGTATCGCTGTACCGACTCATAAGTGATGAACGTGGCACTGCAATTCACGTTCTGGCACTGATGATAACGCTCTTTTGTCGTGTCAGTGATATAGCGGCTTGTACGCGCATGTGCGGCATGCTGGCATAAAGGACAATGAAACATCGCGAGCACCTCTTCCGGTTTTGTTGATGGTGCCATTTTAGTTAATTTATCCTTATAAAACAAACAGATAAAATAAAAGCATCACTCATCATCTTCTGTTTCGTACTCCACATCAGAAAGCCTGACCTCAAGCTCCAAGGACGTCGTGAAGCCGCTATTATTCAGAAAATGTGTCACCTTAGTGATTGTCCAGTCCTGCTCGTCTATGACGCGCTTAAAGCCTGACACTTTAACCGGTGTTTCCGTGTAAATATCTGCCCGACCGGTAGCCAGGCTGATGGAGAACTCCGCCACACCCCGTTGCAGTTTATCCCACTTCGCCTGAGCGGCGCGCATGGCCTGCGCTTTCGTGGCATATACCGTGGTCAGGGCAAAAACGTTGTCAGCCTCACCGGCCATGTATTCACCTTCGCGCGCTTCCGGTACTTTTGGCGCTTTCTTCTGCGTGACCGGTTTCGCTTTCGGGTGCTCCAGTGCGCGCAGGTGTTTTTCTTTCTTTTTGCGTTTCAGTTTTACCTTCTGCTTTTGCGGCTTCGGGTCTTTGGTGTGTATCCTGAAATCCCGCCAGATTGGCGCGACGTTTTATTTTTCCCGCGAGGCGCTGCTGCGCGCCCTGAAAACCGGTCATAACCAGATTTTTCTGTCGGCCAGTAAAACGCAGGCGTATGTGTTCCGCGAATACATCATCGCCTTTGCCCGTCTGGTTGACGTTGACCTGACCGGTGACCCGATTGTCCTGGGCAATAACGGCGCAAAACTGATTTTTCTCGGCACCAACTCCAACACCGCACAGAGCCATAACGGCGACCTGTACGTCGACGAGATTTTCTGGATCCCGAATTTTCAGGTACTGCGTAAGGTGGCATCAGGTATGGCCTCACAGAGTCACCTGCGCTCGACCTATTTCTCCACCCCGTCCACGCTGGCGCACGACGCCTACCCGTTCTGGTCGGGTGAACTGTTCAACCGGGGACGCGCCAGCGCCGCCGAACGTGTGGAAATCGACGTCAGTCATAACGCCCTTGCCAGCGGGCTTCTCTGTGCGGACGGCCAGTGGCGGCAGATTGTCACCATTGAGGACGCCCTGAAAGGCGGCTGCACACTGTTCGACATTGAGCAGCTCAAACGTGAAAACAGCGCCGACGATTTTAAAAACCTGTTCATGTGTGAATTTGTTGACGACAAGGCGTCGGTGTTCCCGTTCGAGGAGCTGCAACGCTGCATGGTCGACACGCTGGAAGAATGGGAAGACTATGCGCCGTTTGCCGCCAATCCGTTCGGCTCACGTCCGGTATGGATTGGTTACGACCCGTCACACCGTGGCGACAGCGCCGGATGCGTGGTGCTGGCACCGCCGGTGGTGGCCGGTGGCAAATTCAGAATACTTGAGCGTCACCAGTGGAAAGGCATGGACTTTGCCACCCAGGCGGAATCCATCCGCAAACTCACCGAAAAATACAACGTCGAATACATCGGCATTGATGCCACCGGCCTTGGTGTCGGCGTGTTCCAGCTCGTGCGCTCGTTCTATCCTGCCGCGCGCGATATCCGCTACACGCCGGAAATGAAAACCGCAATGGTGCTCAAGGCCAAAGACGTTATCCGCCGTGGCTGTCTGGAATATGACGTCAGCGCCACCGACATCACCAGCTCGTTTATGGCTATCCGCAAGACCATGACCAGCAGCGGACGCAGCGCCACCTATGAGGCCAGTCGCAGCGAGGAAGCCAGCCACGCCGACCTCGCCTGGGCGACCATGCACGCCCTGTTAAATGAGCCACTCACCGCCGGTATCAGCACCCCGCTGACATCCACCATTCTGGAGTTTTACTGATGAGCAAGAAAGAAGGGAAAACACCGCAGCCAGCGGCAAAAACAATCACCGCCAGCGCCCCGAAAATGGAAGCATTCACCTTTGGCGAGCCGGTGCCGGTACTCGACCGCCGTGACATTCTGGATTACGTCGAATGCATCAGTAACGGCAGATGGTATGAGCCGCCGGTCAGCTTTACCGGTCTGGCAAAAAGCCTGCGTGCTGCCGTGCATCACAGCTCACCGATTTACGTCAAACGCAATATTCTGGCCTCAACATTTATCCCGCATCCGTGGCTTTCGCAACAGGATTTCAGCCGCTTTGTGCTGGATTTTCTGGTGTTCGGTAATGCGTTTCTGGAAAAGCGTTACAGCACCACCGGTAAGGTCATCAGACTGGAAACCTCACCGGCAAAATATACCCGCCGTGGTGTGGAAGAGGATGTTTACTGGTGGGTGCCGTCCTTCAACGAGCCGACACCTTTCACGCCCGGTTCCGTGTTTCACCTGCTGGAGCCGGATATTAATCAGGAGCTGTACGGCCTGCCGGAATATCTCAGCGCCCTTAACTCTGCCTGGCTGAATGAGTCGGCCACGCTGTTCCGCCGCAAGTATTACGAAAACGGCGCACATGCCGGATACATCATGTACGTTACCGATGCCGTGCAGGATCGCAACGATATCGAAATGCTTCGCGAAAACATGGTGAAGTCGAAAGGCCGCAACAACTTTAAAAACCTGTTTCTCTATGCCCCGCAGGGGAAAGCCGACGGCATTAAAATTATCCCGCTCAGTGAAGTGGCGACGAAGGACGATTTTTTTAATATCAAAAAAGCCAGCGCCGCTGACCTGCTGGACGCACACCGCATCCCCTTTCAGTTGATGGGTGGCAAGCCGGAGAACGTCGGGTCACTGGGCGATATTGAGAAAGTGGCAAAGGTCTTTGTCCGCAATGAGCTAATCCCGTTACAGGACAGGATTCGGGAAATAAACGGCTGGCTCGGCCAGGAGGTCATCCGCTTTAAAAACTACTCACTGGACACTGACAACGGCTGAACATCGCCGCCTGCGGGCGGCTTTTTTACACCCCGTCATCACGCCCTCACACGCTCACCACCGCACAAAACAGCCCGCAGACACACCAACGCCCCGGCGCACAATCTAAACGCCATTACGACGCGCTGAGACGCTGAAAAAATAAAATCAGCACCACCGCCAGCGCGCAGTGCTTTCCCCGCCTCGCCCGCCCGCTTCATGGGGCGGTTTTAATGCAGTTGCACAGCCATGTCAAAGCCATGTCAACACTAGCAGTATGTAAAAAGAGCAGATATAAGAAACAAATGCAGTTTCATGCAAAAAGCGACACACATCATGTCATGAAACAAAGCCGCTAATGAACACTTGCTTTGGTTATCTTAAGGTTTTATCTTCAGCCTAACCTATTGATTGCATGAAACTAAAATGAACTCTCAGCAAGGAACGACTATATGTCAGATTTCGAAATTAAAATTGATTTGAATGTGCTAAATCACCTAGGGATGAGTCTCTATTCCAATACTCCCGCGGTACTAACTGAGATTATATCAAATGCATGGGATGCAGATGCTCAAAATGTAGAAATTACACTTGATGTTGAGAAAGGAGAGGTCATCATTAAAGATGATGGTCATGGCATGTCTAAAGATGACATTATTAATAAGTTCCTAAAAGTCGGTTATGCTCGCAGGGAACATGGAAGAGCCAAAAGCGATCATCTAAAACGTCAAGTTATGGGCAGAAAAGGTATTGGTAAGCTTGCCATGTTTTCACTTGCCAATAAAATCCAAGTTTATTCGTACAAAAAGGGGGAACAGCCTCAGGCCTTTGAGGTAGATGTCAAAGATTTACAGCAAAGTATCAAAGAATCAAAAAACTATATTGCTGACTCCCTTGAAATACCCGAAAATCTTGCTTACGGCACTACAATTAAATTATTTGAACTAAAAAAAGCCATTGATAGGACTCAAACTTACCTCAGAAAGCGAATAGCTCGTCGATTTAGCATTATTGGCCCCAACCATAACTTTACAGTTAAAATTAATGGGACCGATATTACACCGGCAGATAGAGATTTCCTTTCAGATCTCGAGTTCATTTGGGAATTTGGCGAATCCGACCCTGAAAGGATAAAATCCTGCACAAACATCACACAAAAAAACATATTACCAAATACTATTACCTTTGAAGGAAAAGATGTAAAAGTTAGTGGGTACATTGGCAGTGTAGTTAAGCCATCACAGTTAAAGAAAGACCCTGAAATATCTAACAACAGCATTACTGTAATCTCTCACGGACGTGTTTTTGAGGAGGACATATTATTAGAATTTGGAAGTGCTAAAGTATTCACCAATTATCTGGTCGGTGAAATAGTCGCCGATTTTCTAGATGATAACGAAAAGCCTGATATGGCAACATCTTCTCGTCAAAAACTACAACAGAATGATCCAAGATACCCTGTACTTAAAGGTTTTCTGGAAAGAACGCTACAACTAATCGATAAAGATTGGGATAAATGGAGACGCGAAAAAGGAGTAAATGAAGTTAAAAGCAATACTCCAATAGTAAGTGAATGGCTGAATTCTCTCAAAAAACATGAGAGAGAAAGTGCCGAAAAGTTAATTGGACGAGTAAACACATTCCGTTTTTCTGGTAATGAGGAAGAACAAAAAGCAGCAAGAAAAACCGTATTAAAAAATACGGTATTAGCCTTTGAAAGACTTAGAATTCAAGACAACCTTGATGCATTAGATAAAATAAGCAACCTTCAATCAGAAAATTTTAAAGATGTATTTGCATCTGTCAATGACATTGAAGCAAGCATGTTTTATGAAATTACTTCGCAACGCCTTAAAGTAATTGAAAAATTCCAAAAAATAACTGATGAAAATCAGCTTGAAAGAGCTGTACAAATGTATTTATATGATCATTTATGGTTATTGGATCCTTCATGGGAAAGAGTCACAGGCACATCTGTTATGGAGCAAACATTGACCAAGGAACTAAAACAGATAAACCCTGATGCTGCTAGCGGTGCTCGTATTGATATCGCTTTCAAAACCGTTTCTGGCAAGCATGTAATTATTGAGATGAAACGACCTAAAGTGCACCCAGATATAATGAACCTAGTCGCACAAGGTAATAAATATGTACAGGCAACGACACAATGGTTCTCCAATAACCCTAAAAATTGCCCAGGTGGAAATATACCGCATATAGAAGTAATATTCCTGGTTGGCTCTGGATATTTACAAGAGAACCAACACTTTATAAATATGCAATTACTTTCTATCAATGGAAAAATATTGACATATAATGACCTAATCGTGCAATCAAAACAAGCCTATGCTGAATATCAAGACAAAAAGAATGATGCAGCTAGAATTATGAAAATAGTTGAGGGAATCTAATTATACCCCCCTGTTTTTTGACAGGGGGGATGACATAAGTTTTAAATATTCATTTCTGACAAATGTTTTAAAATAGTTTCACCTACGACCTCACCAAGCCTAACAGGAACAGCATTACCTATTAAACGCGCAACTGTTCTCATTTCAATTTTTACATCATCAGGCCAAAACTCATACTTTTCTGGGAATGACTGTAATAGCGCAGCCTCTCTTAAACTTAATGCTCTATTTTGGACAGGGTGCCCAAAGCGTCCATTCCCATATCCAATACATTGAGTTGTAATTGTCGGTCCAAGTTTATCCCAACACATTCTCCCATATACAGCAGTATATGTAGAACCACTTTCTTTTGTATGACATTTTGCTCTTAGCTCTTCTGGCCAATCACGCCATGTTCCACCAGGTTTTGATGCCATTATTCTTTTTATATTAATATCAGATAATGATGCAGAGCGATGTAGTTTATCTCCAGCGTGAACAGCACCGGCACTAATTTCAGGAAGATTACCGATTATATCTCGCACCGTTTTATAATCATTCTTCTCATGAGTTGGTGGAATTATTTCTATTTCTCCATATTTTGATGCCAATAACACTAATCTTGAACGACTTTGTGCCATTCCATAGTCTGGACAAAACACCACCCCATACCAAACAAAATAGCCATCATTTTTAAGAGACTTAATGAAGTCCTTAAAAACCTTATGATTCACCACTCGGGGAACGTTTTCCATTGTAATAATATCTGGCTTTGCAAATTTAATTTGCTTAGCAAAGCTATAAAGCAAAGACCATCTTTTATCTTTTGAACGTACTACCCCTAATTTAGCACTATTGGTATAGCTTGAAAAAGGTTGGCATGGGGCACAACCAGCCAAAACTCGAACCTTCGCTCCTTCGAAATATTTAACTAATTCGCCGTCCTCAATGTCTGTAACACTTTTCTGGACAAAGAGTGATTTATTATTTGTCTCATAGGCAAATCGACAGGCTGCATCTATATCATAACCTGCAACTACATTAAGCCCCGACTTCTGAAGACCGTGAGTCAAGCCACCCGCGCCACAGAATAAATCAACAACCTTAATCAAGATAAACCTCCTTCTAATGCTGTGGGGATTGTAGCATTGTTCTTTCTCATCATCGATGTTTACTTGATGCTTGATTTGTGAATACAAAATCAAGCATGTCAATCATTATTGTTAGTTTGTTTCAAATCCCGCCCAACCATCAGAAATCGGATATGAAAACGTTTTCCCATCATAATTTACGGTCGCGCCACGCGCCAGCGCCTCAAGCTCCCATCGCTGCGGCCTGATACCGTTCTGAGCAAGGTCAACGCGGATACGGGTAATTTGCATTCGTTCCGACCGGGCCAGTCTGGCCGATGGTGCAATTTCATGTGGTTTTAACGAGCTTCCGTTTCTTTGCTGACGATTTGGCGTTCTCCGACCGTGTTTTAATGCACCTCTGAGCGCCCTCACGACCTCCGGGTCACTCCATTCGATAACACTGTCATCAACCAGATTAAGCACTGCTGCGGCGTGCTCAGAAGGTGTGGGAGCCGGTAACGAAGTATCACCACCGGTGAGTTTTCCACAGTTATTGACAGGACTCCGAGGCGCGGCGATGCCGCTTTTTAAAGTCAAAGGCTCAACGACCGGCACTTTCGGAACAATGCGCCAGTCCGTCGTTCTGGTGATATGAATATGACGCGCGCCGAGATGCGGCGCGTAAATGCCGACCACTCTCTCGACTTCTTCCTCGTACTCGTTAACGTCATCCGACGGGCTACGGGCAACCCTGACAGTCTGGCAATCGCGCGGGACATTTGCCCCACCCTGCGCGCTGATATACAGCGCAAAATCACCACTGTCTGCGGCGGCGCGTGCAGCCTCGACGCGCTCGTCAAACTCATCAGCAATGCTGACGCCGCGAGGCAATTTGCGTAGTTCACGGTAAGCCCCCATTGTCGGCAGGCCAACCGTTTTAAATTGCGGAATGCGCCACGTTGACGCCCATGCGGTAACAGCCGCGGCAGTATCTTTCAGCGGTCTGCCGGTATCGTTATCGAGCTGCCCATCCAGTGCATAGCCGTCGATATTTTTTGAGATGTATTTCGCGATATACCCCGCAGCACCGCCCCGGTTAAGGTGTTTTTCCTGAAAACGGTTTCGCGCGGCTCCTCTTTCGTCGCCATCCTCTTTGAGCGCATAGCGACGCATGATTTCGATAATCTGGTTACGCTGGCGTGGATGACAAAAAAGCATCATATGCCAGTGCGGCGTTCCGTCGTGGTGTGGCTCGACGACACGCAAACCGTAGACCTGTAAATCATTATCCTTGAATGCCGTGCGCATCAGACTCCAGATACGGCAGAGATAACGCTGCGCATCCTTTGGATTAAATGCCTCATCGTTCCAGCCGTGATTAAGCTGAACGGTTTTACTTTCGCCTTTTCCGACCTGACGTGTCGGGTGATACTTTGACGGCGCGGTCAGCGTGATAAACATCCCCAAATCACCCTCTGCGGCGGCGTAACGCTCAATACCGGCAATGGTGTTCATCAGCTCCATCCGGCGAATTTCTGGATTAGAAATACTGCCCATCACCTTACTGATAAGGTCGATGCGCTCGCCGGTTTCCCTGTTTTCAAGGTCACACGATTTAAGAAATTCCAGATTTGCCTGGCGGCGCGCACGCACATCACGAATGGCATGTTTACTGGCATAAGGAGAACGGTCTTTATTGACCTCCCCGACAGCAATCAGTAACGCCTCATGCCAGCGCATACGCTGGCCTTTAAGCTGACTAATCCACCACTCATCGTTAAACAGACGGGCAATGGCAGAATATGCCTGCCTCGTGGTCATCTGTCCTTTACTGTATTTTTTCCAGTAGAGCGGGGAAATATTGAAAGCACGTGCAGCGCCAGCAACATGACCATACAGGTGAGCCTGCGCCTCATCCGTAAACAGCGATTCTTTTTCACCATGCGCATCAACCCATGCATCGCAGAGTTCCTCATACATCATGAAAAGCTGCGATGAGATACGGGCGGCAAACTTTTTCAGCTCCTTGTCATTCATTCCAGGCAGGCGCGCATAGTGGTCACGCTCTGCCAGAAACAGCAACGACGCGTCGGTGTTCATTTCATGGCGCTGATTCACGCGCTCAATGCGCGGCCATAAACGACGCTGAAAAGTGGATGTGAGGAAATAAAACCCGTGCACCGGGCTTTTATTGCGCCGGATGTAGTCATAGCGTGAAGTAAACAGCGAACGCAAAAAGTAAGGCAGGCGGTTAATCGTGGATAAAACACCTTGCACCTGACGCATCTCGTCACGTGTAAGGGGTCTTTCGCGCCCGACGGCCTCGCGTGGCGCGTTCCATGCATAAGCACCGGTAAACGTCTTACCGGTGCCTGCGGCAAATGCTGACGGAGGGACAAAACGCCCGGAGGCTTTAACGTCCATGTGAGCCAAAAGCCTCTGAACAACGCTTGCTGAGTTGCTCAACCTGCGCGTTTAAATCAGCAAAAGATTTTGCGCTTCCGGTCAGAATATCGTGATGCATCAGGCCGGAAACGAGCTGGCTTAATTTCGGGTAATAACCAACCACCGCCAGCCATTCCTGACCGGCGTTTTTACCGCTTTCCGCTCTCTTTTTCTCGTGGAGAATAAACTGAAAGCTGTCACTGGTAACGACATAACGTTCGCCAATTTCAATACGAATACTCATGCCGTTCTCCGGTAATGTTTGTTTTTTGCTTCAAAGACTGACTGACAGGAAACACAACGCGTGGCTGACGGATAAGCCGCACGACGGGCAGCAGGTATTGGCGCGTCACACTCTTCGCAAACCAGCGCAGAAGCACCGCAATGTTTTACCCTTGCCGCGTTAATCTGACGCTCCAGTAATTCAGCCTGTTGTTCCTGAATAAAATCTACGTTGTCCGGCATTACCAGCTCCTTTTGTCGTTAAGTTTTTTAAATTCATCAGCGCAATAGCTGGCAATTTCTGTTGTTAATTTTGTCAGTTCATCCACGGAGGAGATTTTCTTGTGAAATACAGCGCGTTTAACAAGTAAATTGACCACATCAGACAGGAGATTTAATTCGTTCTGATAAATCGCGATAACAGACTCAGTTATTTCGCGTTTTTCTTTATCAAGACCAAGTTGAATAAGAGATAAATCGCCATTTTTCATAACGGCGATTTTTAAGGCGTTATTCAGTAATACAACTGAACGAGAACAGGACATCAAAGCACCTCCCCGCGAGACAATCCGATATTGTGAAATTTTTCCGACTCCTGACTGAGCAGCTCGACTATCTCCACGCGGGATAACTCCGCCTTTGTGATGTGGCGAATCATGGCGTCAAGATGAGAAGAAAAGCGCGTCGCTGCGTCGGCCTGTGCTTCGGTTCTGGCCTGTTGCAGCAGTAATGCGTATTTACCGCACTGATTTTCAGAAACTGTATGCATGACTTTCTCCAGGCAAAAAGAAGCCCCGCACGATTAAGTGCGTTAAAAACTCTGGTTAATTACTTAATGCAGATATTGCTCTGGTTTTACCGACGTCAGAATTGTCGGTGCATACTCAAACAGGCTGAATAATTCACGTAATGCACGGAATAAAGCATCACGCCAGTAACATAATTCTTCATTAATTCGCCAGTATGGCTGGTTGAATTCTTTTTCAGTCAATCCGGCATGCATAAATAAAGTACGACGCTGACTGACTGTTAAAAAACTAATATATGCATACTCACTTGCGCCAACCTGACGGCGTTTTGAGAATGCCCCACGCAATTCATCAATTGCACAAACCAGCCGTTCACGTTCGACGTCGTTCATTTCTTCAAAACGCATCGTTGCGTGACGCTGTTTTAACTGCGCATGGAAGCAAACCGTTAGCCGTTCGCGTTCCATCATCTGATTATAATAATCGCATGTCTCCTGCCAGCGAGGGACGGCCAGATGCTTACCAATTATCCGGCGCATAGCTGCTGGCTGTTTTTCAACGAGATTGAGCGTCATCACTGTCATTTCCATACCCTCCGGCTTTTCAGAAAGGTCAGAGCCTTTTTTAACGGACTCTGTTTTTTGGTGCGGATAATGATTCCCTTACGCCCCTTACCGTGGGTGATGGTGAAGTCAATCGCCCTGGGGCTTTCGTTACGCAGTAACTGAGCAATACAACGCGGTTCACTCATAATCACAACCCCATCCACAAAAGCCATGCATCACGCTGTTCAACTGGTCGGTTATAAAACGCCTCTCGTACAGCGCGATTAAACTCTGGAATGAAAACCCACTTCTCACCGACACGGGCGTTCGGCTTACTTGGATCACGAAGCTCAATAACTGGCAATTTATTCTCTTTTACCATCTTGACTACAGCCGTTTCTGGCTTACCAAGTAACTCTGCAAACTTAACCGTATGTACCGCATCAATCGGGTACTGAATCACATAGTCATTGACTTCCATTGATTAGCCCTTTTTGCTTTCGTGTTACCCTTATTAGATCCAGTCCCTTCTAGGTCGCCCCTGTCCTTTCTAGGGACTGGCTAACACACTCAAAAGGTCACCAATACACAACCTTTTGACGGGAATATAAGTCACCAATAGGTTACTGTCAAATGCAGACATTCGAAAAACTGAAAGCGATTAGGAAAGCAGAAGGCTTAACACAGGCGAAATTCAGCGAAATTAGCGGGATAGCTCTAGGAACAGTCAAAAATTACGAAAGTGGGCATAAAGACCCTGGTCTCAGCATCGTTATGCGAGTCACAAATACGCCTTTATTTAAAAAATATACGCTCTGGTTAATGACTGGTGATACGTCACCACAAGCTGGTCAGATCGCGCCGGCTCTCGCACACATTGGGCAAAAACCAACAGAATCAGACCACTCCGAAAAACAGACTGGTTAACACTCTATAAACATTACATTTTCACTATTTGTTACCAAGATGGTGAATACAGCGTCAGAGGGCTTTCTTATGTCAATTAAGAAGCTCGATGATGGACGCTATGAAGTGGACATTAGACCTCGCGGTCGCGACGGAAAACGCATCCGCAGGAAATTTGAAAGAAAAGCTGAGGCTGTAGCATTTGAGCGATACACAATCGCCTACGCCAGCCAGAAAGAATGGGCAGGTCAGCGAGCAGATCGCAGAACTTTGAGTGAGTTGCTGGACATCTGGTGGAAATATCACGGGCAAAACCACGAGCATGGAACAAAAGAGTTTAATCATCTGCTCAAAACCATCAGCGGCATAGGTGATATACCAGTGAGCCGGATGAGCAAAAGAGCTTTGATGGATTATCGTTCCATGCGACTACGTGATGGTATCAGTGCCGCAACGATAAACCGTGACATGTACCGATTATCCGGCATGTTCACAAAATTAATTCAATTGGATGAATTTTCCGGGCAACACCCAATTCACGGACTGCCGCCACTGGCGGAGGCCAACCCTGAAATGACGTTCCTGGAAAAAGCAGAAATCGAAAAACTGTTAAATGTTTTGGATGGTGATGACTTACTTGTCGCACTTTTATGTCTGAGCACTGGAGGAAGATGGACGGAAGTTGCCACGCTAAAACCAGCACAGATTACAAATTGCAGGGTTACCTTCCTGAAAACCAAAAACGGTAAAAAGCGAACCGTGCCGATTTCTGAGGAACTGGAGAAAAAAGTTAAAGAGGAGGCCAGCGCTAAATTATTCAAAGTTGATTATGAGAAGTTTTGCGGGATTTTACGCAGAGTGAAGCCAGATATACCACCCAATCAGGCAACCCACATCCTGCGGCATACATTCGCAAGCCATTTCATGATGAATGGGGGCAATATAATCGCACTGCAACAGATTCTGGGACATGCGAGCATTCAGCAGACGATGGCCTATGCGCACCTTGCGCCTGACTACCTGCAAAATGCCGTCGCACTGAATCCTCTAAAAGGCGGAGTGACGTTATAA